AATAGGTTTAATGGACGTATTGATGGATCTAATTTCGGTTCTATGATCGATAATGCAGATTCTTCAATTTCTGGTAATGTTACTCAAATGACTTTGGGTCAAAATCTCGATCAATTCACTTTTGGTAATGTATTTACTCAATGTTTGGATTTTGGCAACCCACTTTATGATCCATCTCAATATTCTGGAAGTCCTAAGGATGGAGATGGCACTGGAGACCAAAAATGTAAGCCTTCCTTCTCAACAGTTAAATCTGGTACGTTTTATGCCACTGGATACACTGAAGATTTGGTAAATCTTACTTTAACCGATGGTGCAACTGCTGCACAGATCAGTAGTCCTGGAATTTCGACAAATACGACAAATCAGGTCTTGGTACCAGTAAATATTAGAGATGATGGTATGGGTAACCTAATTCTCGTCACAACTAGGGATGAAACTGAGTTAGTTCTTAATCCTTCTGTAGGAAGTGTTGATTATAGCACTGGTCAAGTCTGTGTTGGTCCTGTAGCGATTCAGGGAACTCCAGATGACACTGAGAGACTACCAATTCAGGTATTACCTGCTGGTGGATCAATTCAAGTCCCACCAGGCGTAGATCCTACAATCTTTAACCCAGTAGTCAATCCAATTGACTATACAATCAACGATACTGCAATCCCCACCTTCGATCCGAATAACTTTAATGGTTATAATTTCGGTCCAGTAGGGGGTATAAATATTATCGATTATCCAACGGATACCTTCACATATCCAGTCAGCGAATCCTGTTTCTAAGATAGATGCCGATTACAAAGAATATCAACGTCTCTGATAGGGTCGAAAATCAGTTACCTGAGTTTATTCGTCAAGAAGACCGACAATTAGTTAATTTCCTCTTTGAGTACTATAAGTCTCAAGAGAAAACAGGTCGTCCTTACGATATTCTCAATAATTTACTGAGATATCTTGATCTGGATAATTATACCTCTGAGCAACTTGCAAGTGCAACTAAATTGCTCAAGGATATTGGTCTGTACGATGAAAAGATTGAAATTGAAGGTATAGATGGGTTCCAGGAGCAAAATGGCTCCATAATGATTGATAATGAGGTAATTTACTATGAATCTGTTACTCGTGGTCCTGATGTTATTATTACTCCTGGGATCTCTTTTCCCCAGTTTAATAAGAAGAAGCAACAACTAGAAAACCCATTTACACTGTTTGATGGTGTTGAAAACAACTTCCAACTAAGCTTTTTAGGTACTCCAGTCGCTCCTCCTTCAGCAGAGCACTTAATTGTGATTACCTACAACACAATGTTGGTGCCAAACGTAGATTACTTCATTGAAGGGTTTAATATACGTTTTGATAGTCCACCTAGAGATAGAACTGGTGCAGATGATTCAGAATTCACTAGATTAACATATTTGGTCGGATATTCCGATCAAACCATCACTGTAACGGATTCTATTCCATATCAGGAGTGGCAAAACACAAAAGAGTATCCATTACGAGTAAATGGGAGTTCATACACCCCAACTTCGGAAATTGGATTAATTATTAATAAAAATGGTCGTTTACAAATCCCTTATGAAGATTTTACCGTTTTTGAAGATAGAGTTGTTTTCAAAAATGAAATTGGAGCTGCTGACGCTATCCATATTAGGTCTGTTGAATATATTGCTCCTTCTTACGGTTCAGGAGCAACCGCAATTGCTAAGGTTGCTACTGATGGGACAATTGGGGCATTAATACCTAAAAATGGTGGATCTAAGTATAGATTAGACTTTGCACCTAAAGTTGTTATCACAAGTAATGATGGAAGAGGTTCAACTGCCAAATCATTGATTGGTGGTATTAAAGACATCAATTTAATCGATGGTGGACAAGGATATAACTCATATAACCCTCCAATCCCAATTGTAGCGTCTCCAAACGATCCTAACGGTACTTCTGCACAAATAAGTCTTACAGTTAACGATACTACTGGAATGGTCGATACTTTGACCATTACTAACAGTGGTAGTGGTTATGATTTCATTCCAGCGATTTCATTTAAGAATCCTGGTGGTGCAGTCATCTCTCAACCAACAATTGACAGTGAAGGACGTGTTAACGTCGATTCCATCACTGTTAACACTATGGGTAGTGGATATAGCAATCCTCCTACAGTATATCTTGATGAAGCACCTGAGGGTGGTATTAATGCCACTGCAATCGCTAAAATCAACCAGGATGGTCAAGTTTACGAAATTCAGATTACTAACCGTGGTAGAGGGTATCTGACACCTCCTAGGACTAAAATAGTCGATCCTATCGGTGCTCAAGTCTTAGACGTTACTGTAGCATCTGGATCAGTAACAAATATCGAAATGTTGACTGGTGGACAAGGATATACCGATGCACCTTCAGTTTATATCGTAGATGACAGAAAAGACGGATATGGAGTGCCAATTGGAGGTACAGGTGCTTTAGCACAAGCAACTATCTTTAATGGCGAAATTACAGACATTAATATCATTAATTTTGGATCTGGTTACTCAGAAACAGAACCTCCTAAAATATACATTGCAGAACCTCGTGCTGCACGTTCATCTGTAGATGTTGGGTTTGATCAAGTTACTGGATTCGATATTATCGAAGAAGGTGCAAATTATGCTCCTAGTGCCTTTTTAGGATGTGCTAGAGGTGTTTCTGGTCCTGTAGCTTATGATAACCTTCATAATGAGATATATGCTGGCGAAGCAGCTCTAAGACAGTCAAATCACCCAGCAGGGTCTTATGTAACCAATTTAGACTCTTTATTCATTAAAGAAGTCTTTGATAAGTTTAGAAGGCAGTATTTGCCGACTTTGGATATTGATTTTGCCAAAGTTAACCCAGTACAGGTAATTAAGAATATTACCGACTTCTATATCTCAAAAGGTACGAAGTTAGCAACTCAATACCTCTTTAAGATTCTATTTGGTGAAGATGTTGATCTTTACTATCCTAAGGATGAAATCATCAGTCCATCCCATGCTACTTGGGTTGTAGACACTATTTTACGTGCTGAGTTAATAGAAGGTGATGCTGCAAATCTTATTGACTCTCAAATCAACCAATATGCTGATGAAGTTGATAATTCTGTAACTGCTGCATCTGCTTTGATTGAAAACGTCATTACCATTATTGAAGGTACTGACACCATTTACGAATTAGCAATATCTGAAGAAACTCTAGTTGGTAGGTTTATTATCCCCTATAAGACTCGTCTTGTTGAGCCTCTTAGTGTAGACGGTCAAATCCTAACAGTTGACAGTACTATTGGATGGCCCGAGAGAAACGGTACTATAAGGGTCAATGATGAGGAAGAAGTCCAGTATAAGGAGAAGTCCCTAAACCAGTTCATAGAGTGTACTAGGTCTAAGAATGGAGTCGTCGAAGATTGGGATCCTGGTACCATAGTCCAGTCAGACATCTATGTTTACGTTAATAGAGGTACTTCAACAGAATGTAAGTTAAGAGTGTTAGGTATCGCTGAAGCAGGTACTACAGTTCTTAATGATACTGGGTCATATTACCTTCAAGGAGATAAACTAAAGGTAGCAAACCTTGGATCTACTGCTGAAGAATTAAGACTTCAATCTTGGTTATACAACGTTAAGAAACTGATTCAGGTTAACACAATCACTCCTGGTGGTGTTAATAACCAGACTGCTACTGTAGTTTGTGATAACCCTCACGGTCTACTAGTTTCTGACCAAGTTACAATATACGGTGCTAACCCTGTTGTATACAACGGCACATTCACTGTAACCTCTAGAATTGATCAGTTTACATTCTCATATCAGATAGCAGTACCAACAGAGATAATACCTGGTGGTAATATTCTCTTATCTGTTGACCTCAACAGAGGTAAATCTGATATCACATCCATTAATAAGGTTGTAAGTGAATTTACTACTAATATACAGAATGCATTCTTCAACGATAACTATGTTTATGTTGCTGCTTCTGGTCTACCCAATTATAAGATTGGTCCTTTCACTGGGTCGGCTCTCATCCCAGGAAACCAAAGAAAACTCTTAAGATTCCCTAGACTAGTCCAGACAATCTCAGAACGTAAGACAGTTGATCCAGGAACACCTATTGGTGCTTGGATTAATGGTGTTTCTATATGGTCTTACAAATCAAGAGAATTCATCCAATATGGTCCTTTAACTTCTATCACTGTCACCAATTCAGGTATAGACTATGATGCTGGTGCTAAACCTAACGTAGAGATAACAGGTGGTGGTGGATCAAATGCTGCTGCTGAAGTTGTAGTTAATGGTAGTCTAGACTCCTTTGAAGTAACTGAAGGGGGATCTGGATATACATTCTCACCATTAGTTTCTATTGTTGGTGGTAATGGTAGCGGTGCTACTGCACAGGCAGTTATTACTGGTGGTAGAGTAACAAGAATTCTAGTAGAGCAACCAGGTAAAGATTATACTACACAACCTTTAGTATCCATCACAGGTGGTGGCGGTAGCGGGGCAACTGCAACTGCTAACGTTAGAGGTACTATTCAGAGTGTTAACGTAACAAACTTTGGTAGTGGTTATACTTCACTTCCTGCTATCAAGGTTAACTCTGGTGAAGGTTCTTTAGCACAACCTATTGTTATTAACGGTAGAATCGTATCTATCGCTATTATTAACTCTGGTGAATCATATACAACAGCACCTACTGTAATCATCAATGGTGATGGTTTCGGTGCTATTGCTAAAGCAACTATTGGCACGATTGGAGAAGACAAAGGTCGTGTATTAGGAATAACTATCACCAACAAGGGTATTGGGTATACACAAGGTTTAACCACCGTTAGACTCGAAGCAGTAGGTCAATTAGCGACCTTTACACCTACTGTGTATCAGTGGAATAAGAACCTTGAATATGATCTTGACACTAAATTTGACAATGCAAGAGGTTATGTATTCACTGGATATAACAACCAGTTTGGTGGTGAATATGCTCACCTATCAGATCCTAAGGAATTAAGATATGTTGTTGGTGACAATGTATATTTGGATCCTGTAACACAGACATTTAAAGAATTAGAATCTAACTTCCAACACTCACCTATTATTGGTTGGGCGTTTGATGGTAACCCAATATATGGTCCATATGGATATATCGATCCTACTGATGCAAATAGTGGTATCAGAAGGATGCGTACTTCCTTTAAATTAAAAGCAAACGTTGTATATGATGAGACAACTAATCCTAACCCTTCTAGGGTAGATGGTCCTCCTATTGCCACATATGCTGCTGGTACTTTTGTTGATGACTATTACTATGATTTCCAGTCTGGTGACTTAGACAACTATAATGGTCGTTTCTGTAAGACACCAGATTATCCAGAAGGCACATATGCTTACTTTGTAACTATCGATGCTAGTGAAGCAGGTCTTCCAGAGTATCCATACATTTGTGGTCCTCAGTTTAACTCACTTCCAGATGATTGGAACTTCTCTCAGGTAGCAACACAGGAGAATATACCTAATGGTGTTGTCCGTTATAGAGACCCATATACTGATGTTGACATCGATGTTGATCGTCAACCAAACCAAGAGGCAGATGTCTTTACTACTGAGATAGAAGGATATCCTATTATCTTTGAAATACAAGACTCTAACAATGATGGTTTGATTGATGCTAATGAGCAACAAGAAATATTAGAGATGTCTGAAGAGGCAACTCTACAAATTTATGATTATTTCCCAAGAGTATCAGAAGAGTCTAGAGTTGACATCGAAGTTGAGACAACTACCCAGTTTGAGAATGCTCAGATTGATGGATTCGTTGTTGAAAACCCAGGTGTTTCTTATCAGGTAAATGACACTGTATTCTTTGACAATGAAGGTACTGGTGGATTTGGTGCATCTGCACTTATTGAATCTGTTAAAGGTCAAAGAATTATTGGTTATCAGAAAGAAGTTATTGGTGACCGTCCTTATGGTAAAATTACCACTGCTGAAGGTCATGAATTAAGACAGCAAGATGAAATAATTGTAAACTCAAGACCTGTAATTGATAATACCTCTAAGACTTATAGAGTTAAGGTTGTTGCTGGTGTTGAGAGGATTAATATACTCCAAGCTGGTACTGGATATAATAACGATATTCCACCTACATTTGAACTGATTACTGATTCTGGTAAGGATGCTGAATTGCAGTTGGTACTAGAGAATACAGGACAAATCAATAATGTTAATATTATTAACTCTGGTAATGGATATGATTCTGATAATCCACCTCAAATTAGAGTATCTCATCCACAACAGTATAAGAAGACTCGTTATTGGATAACAGAATATAAAGAAGCAGCTGGTCAAGTTAGTGTACATGATACTTGGACTACTGCTGATCGTTACACATATGTTTGTGGTAGTGTTTTAGAGACAGATGGTGATCAAGCAGCATTCCTTGTTAAGTTTGACGATTTAGGTCAGAAGGTTTGGGAGAGAAATCTACTACCTACTAATTCAGGTGTTAAGAAGGCAGAATTCGTCAAGATGTATATTGACGAGTCATTAGAAGATGATGTCATTTACATCGTTGGTCATACATATGACCCTAATAATTCTCAGTACAATCCTGATATATGGCTAGGACAGTATAAGTCTGGTTTTAACAATGCTAATGCTCCTGATGGTATTCTACAGTGGCAGAAGGCAATTGCTGGTATCTCAGGTCTTTCTAGAAGGGACTGGGTAACAACTATAGCACTTGACCAAGAGAAGAGAATTTATATTGCAGGTTATACAGATAGTAACTCACCTGATCCTAACGATATGTGGGTTATTCAGTGTGATCTTGACGGTGACCTTGTAGAGAAGAGAAAGATTGCATCTGCTGATGATTCAGAGATGATCAATCAGATTAAGTGGATTTCTGATGATAGATTCTTCTTTGTTGGTGTTAATGATCAAAATAATGATTGTATCTTTGGTGTATTCTTCTTTGATGGTGCAAACCTAGAAATTGAGTATATTAGACAGGTACCAGCAGTTGGTGGATATGTAAGAAATCCACAATTCACTGTTGATGAATATGGCGATGCTATCCTTATCTGGGACTTCTATAATGGTGCTACTCAGAAGTTTGAGAAAGTCCAAGTTAATAAATTCCCAATCGCTACTGCTAATGCTGGATGGGAATGGAGTAAGTCAGTAACTATTAGTGGTAATGTTGATAGTATTCAACATGCTGGTGTTAGTGTAGACGTATTTGGTAACTATACACTTGTTACTGATGTTATTGAGTCTGAGAATGAGAGATATGCTGTTGTACATTACCTCAAGTATGATGGTACTGTAATTAAGGAAACTAAGATTAATGACACAGTAAACATTGGTATACAAGCTAAGACTCATACAGTAGATAGTTCTGGTGACTGTATTGTTGCTGTAGATCGTAGACAGTCTGATCAATTAGCATCATATCGTTTCAATGATGAAAATGATCTAGATTTTGATCATACTAAGTTGAATAAATCAACTCTAACATTACATACTCCTTCTAATGCTTCTGTTGATACTTCAATATACAAGTTTGGTACAAGTTCACTTAAGTTAAGTGCAGCATGTCCTGTTAAATTCCCTGCTTATAATTTAACTACTAAGGAGTGGAGTGCGAGAGCATGGATGTCTATTGCTACTGCACATCATGCAACTCAAACAAAACCATTACTATTTGATGTAACACCTATTACTGGTGATTCTATTCAAGTAGAATTAGATGGAGATAATACTAGTGGTAACTATGAAAAAGTTGTTATCTATGTAAACTCAGTTGAGGTTGCAACTTCTGCTACTGCTACTAACTGGACATTATTTGGTGGTGGTGCTTGGGTACATGTTACATTCCAGAAGAGAGAAGAATCTCTTGGATTGTATCAGTATGAAGTATACTTCAATGGTAACTTAGTTGCTAACTTCCAATCTACATCTGATATCAGTGTTGGAGATCTTACAGTTGCTGGTAAATTCTCTGGTCCTGTTGTTGGTAATTCAATGATTGGTTGGATTGATGATCTAGTCATCGATGATGTTGCTCCTTATAATGGCACATATGTTATTCCAACTGAAGAGATTGCTATTACTACATCTATATCAGATACTGCTCTTATTAAGTTTGACAGATTGCATGATAAGAGAGGTGCATATACTCTTACTGGTTTAACTGAGTATACTAATATTGCATTTGAAGATATTGAGACTCCTACAACTTGGACTGATTTAGGTTTAGCAGCATTCAGTGCCTGGCAAGTTGGTGCTGGTGGTTTACAGATCTTAGATATGTCTCAAACCATATCTACAATGAATCCTGCGACATATACCTTTAGTAATGCTCTTACAGAATATGGCACGAAGACTTCTACAGTACCATCACCATTAGGTAAGAAACTTACAATTACTGCTGATGTAATCAGTAAGTATTATCTAAGAGATGCATTATATCAAAAGATTGATAATGTCCTTGAGTTTACATTCACACAGGATGTTAAGTTAACTAAGAATTCTATAATCCAACAGTTTACTACTAATGCTGGTGGACAGGATATTGTTAGTGCATATGGTACTATCGTTGAGGTACCTAATGAGAATGCAATTTTAGAGCAAGACCGTGGAGTTGGTAACAAATATAAGGTTGGTAAGATATATGGTAACTTTAATAATACAGATAGATTTAAGACTGATGTTGGTGATGTAAACCAGATTGCTGGTACATATTTCCAAGTTGAAGAACCTGAAATCCCTTGGGCAGCAGGTGTATCTGTAACTGTTGGTGAGCAGAGATACTACGATAAGAAGATCTATCAGTCACAAGGCACAGGTACTACTGGAACAATTCCTCCAGTCCATACTGGTGGTGTTGTAAGTGATGGTCTTATTAACTGGGTATTCATAGATGATGCAGGTAAGTTTACTGTTGATCTTACTCAACATCCATATCCAATGCCTCAATATCTTGCTAATGATATGCCTGAGTGGGATAATGGTAAGTTATATGTTGTGGGACAAAGAGTATGGCATAAGTTAAATGTATATGAGGTGGCAACTGGTGGTGCTGGTGTATCTGGTACAACTCCTCCAACACATACTACTGGTGCTGCATCTGATGGTGGTGTAACATGGGATCATGTATCTACATCAGAATCAATCGCAACTTATGCTAGGACACTTCCATATGATCTAGGTAATAACTATACGGTACAGATTGTAGAGATTCAACCTGGTTCACTATACATTCCAGAAGATGTTGTTTCTATCAATTCTGGTAATATAACTGAAGCAGAGGATCGTAAGAGTGTAGAGATCTCTGGATTTGCTTCTGTTAAGAAGATTCGTGTTACTGTCCGTCTTGAAAAAGATATTATTAGAAATGCTGTTAATAACACCAATTTAGTATACTTTACATCAAACTCTCCTCATGGATTCAAAGTAGGTGATATCATCTTCTCTGAAGGATTCCAAGGTGATCAATTCAATGGATCATTCTTTATCGATCAGATAATTGGATCTAGGGAATATACACTTGGTATTAGATCAACTGCTGTAAGTGAGCCAACATTTAACAATAACGCTATTGCTAGTGTTAACATATATGCGAAGCACCCAACCCTAGAGTTTACTAGAAATCATCAGTATGTCTTTGATGTATCTGATACTTCAAACCTTAACTACTACTTGTCATTCTCACAAGACAACCAGTACAAACTAGAATACTCATTTAACAACATAACAAGAGAAGGTACTCCAGGTGTTCCTCTAGGTGCTGGAAACTATCCATTTGTTAAATTCTCTGTATTGGGTGATGTAACTAATATCTCCTATTACTTTGACCCATCTAGGACTGGTTCTGATTCTCCAGTTGGTGAGAATTCATTCATTGATGTTATCACAACTCCATATGAAGGCACATTCTCAGTTGCTGAAGTTATAACCGATACTGAGTTTAGATTCCAATTACTTAAGGAACCTGAAAAGACTAATGCTGAAGTTGGTACAGATGAATTTGATCAGGTTTATTCATACTATTCAACTACTTCTACGAGAGCAGTTGGACCTATCAATACTATTAAATTAGTATCTCCAGGTGGTTTCTATCAGAAGTTACCTATCATTAGTGATATTGCATCATTCAGACAGATTGAGAAGATTGTAGTTAATGATGGTGGTACTGAATATGCTCCAGGTGTTTACTATGAAGTCCCTGTTGCAGGTGATGGTGAAGGTGGTAAAGCAACCATTACTGTTGAGTTTGATGATACTGTTGGATCAGGTACAATCACTGGTGCTGCTGTAGCATCTCCTGGTAAAGGATATACTACTGCATCTATTGATATTGAATCTATTGAGGGTATTCTTGGATCAGGTTTAACTGGATCTGGAGCAGTTATTAACGTAGTCATTCCTGCATTTGGTACTGGTGCGGTAATTTTCGCAAAAGGAACAAATGTTGGTAAGATTAAGAAACTTAAGAACAATAACTTTGGTTATGATTATACTCATGATTACACACTTCGTCCTGAAATTACATTCCCAATTAATGCTCAGTTAACTTCTACAAGTATTCTTGATAGTATTACCGTTACTGATCCTGGTTCTGGATATTCTCAAGCACCTGCAGTTCTTTTAAGTGGTGGTGGTGGATCTGGTGCTATTGCGGAAGCAACTATTAGAAATGGAAGAATTGAAAGTATTATCATTAAAGATCCTGGTGCTGGATATTCTTCTTCACCTACAGTCGAACTTAGATCTTCATTTAACTATGTCGTTAACCTTGACTTGGGTCTTTTACAATTTGCATTCCCTCATGGAATTGTAAATGGTTCTGAGGTCAAGTTAAATGTAGTTGATACTGGAGAAGGTACAGAATTCCCATTATCTTCAGGTGCTACTGGTAGATTGAATGGAAATACAACGTATTATGCTATTACTGGTACTGCCAACTCTCTAGAACCTGATCAAATGAAGTTGGCAATTACTTTTGCAAATGCTGAGTTGGGTGATGGTCTTGCCTTTGTAAACGCTGGTACTGGTAGACAGCAAGTATTAACCAAAGCTTTTGGTGCTACAGCAGATGCGAATGTTATTACATCAACTTTCTTAGAGGGTGAACTTGTATATCAAGGTAGTTCTTTAGATACAGCAACTGCTACTGGATATGTGTCTACTAATGAAGGATGGCAAATTGGTCCTAGAATTCTTAAAATTGTAAATTATGATAATACATTTACTAAAGGTGAAAGTATAACTGGTGTTATTTCTAAGTCTTCTGGTATTATTAGTGATCTTAATATTGCTAAAGGTGTTCTTGAAATTGGTCCTATTACCAAAACTACAGGTCAGTTTATCGATGATGTTGGTAAACCTTCCGAAATTATTCAAAAGATTCAAGACTCTTACTACTATCAGGACTTCTCTTATGCTGTTAAGTCTTCTGTATCCATCGGTGATTGGAAAGATATTCTTATTAAGAACGTTCACCCTGCATCATTTAAGGTATTTGGTGAACTGAATCTAGAAGATTATGGTTATATTGCAAACAAAGAAATCGATTTTGAACTTACTAAGTCAGTTGAACTTACTAGAGAAGCAGTTGTACCAAATATTCAAAACTTTGCTTTAGCAGAACCCATTTATTCTGAATTTAATAATACTGAAGTATTATTCCGTCAAAAGAGACTTACATCATCTGAGAATATCTTAACTTCTGTTGTTCAAAGATTAGATGACATTTCTGGTCAATTTGACGGTGTTAAGACTCAATTCCCACTTACTGTTAATAATGGTGAGAATGTTATTGCTAGTGGAGATCAACTTCTAATTGTTCTTAATGGTGTAGCACAAACTCCAAATACTTCTTTTGAAGTTCAGGGTGATTCTATCGTATTTGCAGAACCACCTAGACCACCCGCAAGTGTGAAATATGTAAGCGTCACTATAGCTGCACAGGCAACTAAGGATTTCGAACTTTCATTTACTAGTGGTATTTTCCCTAATATTGGTAATGAACTTGTTGGCGTTGTTTCTACTGCTAGACTTACAGTAACTAGTGTCAGTGGTAGTGTAATCAGCGGATTTGTTACTCAGGGTACCTTTATTATTGGAGAGAATTGTCAAGTAGGTGCGACAGGATTTTCTGGTACTCTTAGTTCGGTTACAGACGTAACCAGCACTGGATTATACTTATTCAATGAGAAAGTTACTAATTTAAGTGGAGATACAGCAAAAGTAGAAACATCGAACCTTGAAACTGGACAAGAAACACCTATAGCAAAACTTCGTTATAGTATCGGTGCTGCAACAACTGAGGTTGAGTTAGTAGCAATTACAACTGCTGGTGGAGCACTTCCTGCTGGATCATTTACACTTAATGATGATTATCAGATTGGTTCTGAAATTGTTACTGTTACTGAAGTTGTAAATGGTTCTGATTCAACAACTATTACTGTGACCAGAGGAGTTTCTGGTACTGCTCAAGTTTCTCAACAAGAAAATACTCCGATTTATTCAACAGAAATTTCTGTTACCGATACTCTTACTTTAAGTAAGACTGCAGGTACATATCAGTCAACTCCAGGATTATATGATATTCAATTAAATGATTATATTATTGGTGCTAAGTCTGGAGTAGTTGCTAAGATTATTGCAACTAGTGCATATCAAGATCCAGTAACTAATGAATTTATTGAACAAGTTAATATCTCTGAAGGATCTTCCTTCTTTGGACTACTATTCAATAGATTGGCTTCTATTAGTTATCCAAACAAAGTTCTTGATAATATTTCCGAATCTCAAGTAAGTATTGTTGATTTTACTGATAATATAACTGCTTTTGATTCTTCATTCCCACCTAGTGAAGGAATTAGTAATAATATTCTAATTTATGATAACGAAAGTGGTAATTTCACTGACGAAGAATTTATTAGAAACTATAAAGTTGATTATGGTGGAAATTCTGGTGGTGAATTTGGAAATAGTGATAAGATTAATGTTCATAAATTAACCTTTAAAGATTCTGTTGGAAGTGGATTCTTATCTCGTGGTCAAGTTATCAGAACAACTGATACTAAAGCAGAGATTGTTGGATATAATGCATCACAACAAACTGCGTTTCTTGGTAAGATCGGTAGATCTTCATATGATGGAAATGATTATCACACAGCTACATTTGTTGGAAGTTCTCAACTTAACACTAATAATAAAAAATATGGTACTGCATGTCTAGCACTATCTCCTGGTGCATCAGCACATACTTTTGTAAGTGGTGTTACTGATGCGATTGTTGCTAGTAACGGTGCTACAGGATCATTTACTGCTGCTACAGGAACTACATATAACCCATTTACAGGTGATATGGTAATTGAGATTGGTACTCACACTCTCACCACATCAAATAAAGTAACTATCCTTGATAGTGGTGTTGTATTTACTTGTGCTCAAGATGGCAACACTGCAAATAAAGCATATCCTAGAGCAACTGATCCTTCATCTGGTCTCGCTCTCACAATTACAGCAGAGACAGATACTACAATTACAGTTAATGTTGGTGCAGTTGCTATCGATGGTTATCTAACTGTCCCAACTTCTACCGAATTTGGATTTGGCACAGGAGCATTTACTATTGAATGTTGGATTAAATTGAATACTATTGCTGCTGGTAGTAAGACTATCTTTGACATGAGATCTGGTGCAACTGAACTTGCTCCTTATCTGTATGTTGATGGTGCAAATATTAAGTATTTCAATAATGGTAGTGTTACTATTACTGGTGCAACAAACCTTGTAGTTGGTACTTGGTATCATGTTGCTCTTTCTAGAAATGGTACTGATACCAAGTTGTTCTTAAATGGTACCCAAGAGGGTAGTTCATATTCTGATAGTAGTGACTATGGTTCTACAAAACCAATTAGAATTGGTGGTGATTATGCTGGATCTGCAATTACTACTGGATATATTGATGATCTTAGAGTTTCTAATACTGCTCGCTATACTACAACGTTTACTGCTCCTGTAGGAGTTTTACAAGGTGATGCAGATGCAAAATTACTTATCCACTTTGATGGTACTGATGGACAAACTTATACTGAAGATTGGTCTGGTGGAGAATCTCTGACTACTGGAGAAGAATTTAATAATGATTCTATCTTAGAAACTACTCGTGCTATTGGTAGACACACTTATGATGGCGGTACTTCATCTAATGCCATTACAATTACTGCTGGTAGTGTTAATAAGGACGTAACTGACGCAACTTATGATTATGAAACAGGAGAGTTAGTATTAACAATTGGGTCTCATAGTTTTACAACAAGTGATACTCTTACTATTGGTGCTAATAAGTTATCCTTTACTTGTACTCTCGATAATAATGCTACATCACATACTTATCCAAGAACTACTGACCCTGCATATGGAACTACTTTAGCAATCAGTGCTGTAACTGGTACAACTGTAACTGTTAACGTTGGTATTGCTTCTAAGGGATTTGCTAAGAAGACTCACAGATACTTAGATGCTGCTGATTTAATTCTTAAGAATAGTGACTTCATTAAGAAAGAAGTTGTTTATTCAATGAGACAGAGATATCCTGAGTTGGTAATCTTAGGAACTCGTTATACACCTACTGCTGCAACATATGATGCTGCTACTGGTTTATTGTCAATGACAGTAGATGGTAACAGTTTAACAAATGGTGGAACAGTAACCCCATCAGGTGCAACTTATACTGCCACCACTGGTGTTATGACACTTACAAAATTGAACCATGGTCTTAAGAATGGTCAAAGGGTCAATATTAAAGTTGGTGGTGTTACATTTACATGTACAATGGATAGTGGTTCTACTAACCATTCATATCCTCGTGCAACTGATCCTGTAGCTGGCAAATGGATACCAATTTCCAACGTAACTGATCACACATTCGATGTAAACATAGGTGCATCACCTCAGGTTACATATACACCAGTATCAGGAACAACATATGATCCTAATACAGGATTGATGGTTCTTGAAATTGGTGCTCATAATTTGACTGCTGGCACAAGTGTTAAATTAGCACCCAATTCACTAACATTTAGTTGTGGGTTTGGTGGTGCTTCTGGTCCTGCTGCAGAGAAAACATATCCTAGATCTAATGGTAATGATCCATTCTATAATACTTCAATCAATATTGAGTCAGTAACTGCGACTACAATTACACTCCAAGTATTAACAACTATTCCTTCCACAAATACTGATGCACATACATTTGTATCTGCAACATCTGGAGCAGTTATAACTGGTGGTAATTACACACATACATTTGTTTCTGCTCTTACTGATGGTGTTACTGTTGAAAAAGATAGAGTTAAGATTAATGATGGTGCGTTATCATTTACTTGCTCGATGGATAATAATGCATCTACTAAGACATATCCTCGTGCAACTGATCCAGCGTCTAAGCAGGTTGCCCTTCCAATTATATCTTCTAGCACTACTAATTTAACTGTTAATGTTGGAACTTCTCCATTAGTTAACTTTAAACCAACTGCAGCAAGTTATACTCCTGCAACTGGTGTTTTTGTAATGACGATTCCAAATCATACGATTAATGTTGGAACACAACTTAGATTAAGTCCAAATTCATTTACATTTACTTGTGATTATAATGGTGATGGTAACACAACTCAAAAAACATACCCAAGAGCAAGTGGTGCTAATGGAACTGCTGGTGGAGCATCTAACAACACTGGAGTTGCTGATGCTGCATACAATACATCTCTTGATGTACTTGCAGTTGGAACAACAACTCAAAATGTCAGCACTGCGTCTTATGATCCTGCAACTGGTATTTTAACAATTAATACTGCTAGTGCTCATAACCTAGTTAGTGGTAATAGAGTTCAAATTGCTGATAATTCACTTACATTCTCTTGTGCTCTTGGTGGTGCAGGTGTTCACACTTATGTTGGTGGAACTGCTGCTGGTGCAATTTCTGTAACTGGTGCTGGTAATAAAGATGTAACGGGTGCAACTTATGATCCTGGAACTGGTGTATTGGTATTAACTAGTGTTGGTCATGGATTAACAACATCTAATACAATTAAAATTGCTGCTAATTCTCTTGACTTTACTTGTGATAAGGATCAACATGGTTCTACTCATTCATATCCTAGAGCAACAGACCCAATATACAATCTTGCTCAAGCAATAACTGCTGTAACTACTGATACTATTTCAATTAATGTTGGTGTTGCAACTGCTGGTAAGTCTTATCCTAGACAAACTGATCCTATTAGTGGTAAGTGGGTTGAAGTAACTATCGTTGATTCTGATACATTTACACTCGATATTGGAAAATCTATAAATGCATCTACACATGCATTTGTATCTGCAACTGCTGGTGCAATAATCAAGCAAACAGGAACAGTTACAATTAACGTAGGAACATCATCAGATACTTCTACACATAACTTCGTATCTGCTGCTGATAATGCAGTTGTTACTGGTGGTAACTATGTACATAAATTTGTTTCTGCTGTAACTGGTGGTGTTATTGCTGATGCAGGTGTTAATTGTGAAGATGATATTCGTGACTCATTGAATGCAATCGTTCAAGATCTTCGTAATGGATCTAACAGTCATATTTGGGATGCTGCATCTTATTACGTTGATAGAACTTTAACTCCAGTACAAATTGCACAAATTGAACCAGCAGTTAAAGAAACTTTATTTGCTTATGAAAAAGTTGATGATATGCTTCAGTACATCATCACAAATACTCTTTGGACAGTTCAGGGTGATCATGGATTGACACAGAAGACTGATACTACAATTACAGATTCAACTTATCCTACAGGTGTTCATACCTTTGTAAGTGGTGTTACTAATGCAATTACTGCTGGCGGTGGAGCATCTGGAACCTTTACTGCAGTAACAGGAACAACATATAATCCTGCAACAGGTGATATGGTTATTGAGATTGGATCTCATAGTTTAACAACTGACAATACAGTTACTATCGCTAATGGTGGTGTAACCTTCACTTGTGATGCTGATAATAATACATTAGAAACTGCTTATCCTCGTGCTTCTGACCCTTCATCTGGAACAGCTCTTCCTATTATTGCAGAAACTGCTACCACAATTACAGTTAATGTCGGTAAAGCAGTTCCAACATTTACTCCTACTAGTGCAACTTATAATGCAGGAACAGGTGATATGGTTCTTACTATTGGAGCTCATCAATTAACAACTTCATCTAGAGTTGATATTGCACCTGGTGGCATTACATTCAAGTGTCAGATGGATGGAAATGAATCTAATAAATCATATCCTAGAGCAACTGATCCTGCTGCCAATGCTGTTCTTCCAGTTACTGCTGTAGGAGAAACTAGACATACAATTACTGATGGTGCTTACAACCCAACTACAGGTGCGATGACACTTACAGTTTCTAATCATGGATTTGAAGCTGGTGATCACATTAAGATGGATGATAATTCTATTACATTCAGTTGTGCATTTGGTGGTGCTTCTGGTCCTGCTGCACAGAAGTCATATCCAAGATCATCTGATCCAATTAGCGGTAAGTATGTACCTATTTCTAACGTTACTACTAACACCTTCGATATTCAAGTATTAGATGTAGTTCCTTCCACAAATACTGATACACATTCATTTGTATCTGCAGTTGCTGATGGATTAGCACATCAAGACGGAACTATTACAGTTAATGTTGGTGCTTCTGCTGCTAAAGATCAATTTATTCATACATTTGCTAGTGCTACCCATGGTGCTGTTAGAGTTCTAAACTTTAATACAGGTGATTGTGCTGATGTATACTCTACTATCGGTAACTTGATAGATATCCTCACAGATACAATCACTAATGCATCTGCAGCAACACCTGTAGATCATCTTGCAACTATTACTAAACTTCAACCTGTAGCAGAATTCCAAGGTGGAATAATTGATGCATTGCATAAAGTAGAGCTTGATATTTCATATCACGATAGTGCAACTGATGTTCTTTATACACCTCGCATCGATCCATCTTCACAAGATAGGTTCCGTGATGCTGCGAACTTACTACGTGAAAATAACTCTGTTATTGTTGATAAAGCAGCATTTGATATGCTTGATAGATATCCTGATCTATCAAATGATATGCCTAGAAATGCTGATGGAAGTGGTAATGGTACTCTAAGATGTAAGACTGATTTGGGACTTATTGTTGAAGGTGTTGCTAAAGATATTCAATATGGTGGTAATAAAAATACTTTAAGAGCTGCTAAATTCTATGTTGACAATAAGAATGAAATTCAACATATTAGATTACAACTTCCACAGTCAATTTATGCTCATGAGAGACTTGCACTTTACATGAAGCAAGCAGTTAGTGGTGATCTCGATTATAATAATACTGATAATATTATTACTGGTGACTGGGGAATTACTAATGATACTCCAGGAGCACAGTTTAGTGTTTCTGCTGCAACCTATGATGTTGCATCTGGTGATTTAACCATGAATATTGGAACACATCAAGTTCCTGCTGGAAGGATGATCCAATTAGCAACCAATTCATTATCATTCAGTTGCACATACGGTAGTGGAAATCATACCTATGTTGGTGGAATAGTTAAGTATGCTAATACTGGAGATCATACATTTGTAACTGGTGCTGAAAATGCTGTCTCAGTTGATGGATTAAACTTTACAGCACAGTCTGGAACAAATTATGATCCAACCACAGGTAAGATGGAGATCTTTATTGGTACTCACACTCTTACCACTGCAAATACAGCTATTATTGCTGATGGTGGTATAACATTTACTTGTACTAAGGATGGTAATGCATCTAACCATGCATATCCAAGATCAACTGATCCTGCATCTAATAAAACCCTTGTTATCACTGCAGTTACAGCAACTTCAATTACAGTTAATGTTGGTATTGCTAATGCACTTATGGTGACTGGAGCAGATACTGCTCACACTTATAATGGTGCTACTTCATCCAATGCTATTACTGTAACTGGTGGATCTCAGTTTGATGTTACTGATGCAGTTTATGATCCTCTTAGTGGTCAGTTAGATATGACTATTGGATCTCATAGTTTAGCAGCTCCTACTTTACATACTGCAGAAGCTGGTAGTGCATATAATCCAACAACAGGTGTTATGACCTTGAAGGTTAGTGGTCATAACTTCTCTAATGGTGATCTAGTTTATCTCGATGATGGTGCTATAACCTTTAGTTGCACATATGGTTCTGGCAATCATAATTATACTGGTGGTCCTGCAGTTGGTGCTATAACTGCTAATACTGGTATTGTATATAACGTTACTGATGCTGATTACACCCCAACAACAGGTGTAATGGTATTAACCATTGGTGGTCATAATTTAACAACTTCTAATCTAGTAACAATTACTGCTGGTTCTTTAGACTTCCAGTGTGATTTGGATAATTATGGATCAACTCATTCATATCCAAGAACAACTGATCCAGTATACAATACTGCAATTGCTATTACTGCTGTTGGCACTAATACTATTACAGTTAATGTTGGTGCTAGCTCTGCAGGAACTGCTTATCCTCGTGCAAATGATCCTATTAGTAATAAGTGGATTCCTATCTCTGGTGTTACTACAGATACTTTTGATATTCAAGTATTAGATGTCACGCCTTCCACAAATACAGATCCACATACATTTGTAAGTGGAGCAGCAGATGCTATTAAGAGAGCAGCAACTACTGTAACTATTGGTCAAGATAAGTTATCATTCACATGTGGAATGGATAGCAATACTGCTACTAAGACTTATCCAAGAGCAACTGACCCTGTATTTAATACAGCAATTGCAGTTAGTGCAGTTACAGCAACAGGAATTACAGTTAATGTTGGTCAATCTTCAGGATTTGTAATCAGTGATGTTGATTATAATCCTACTACTGGTGACATGGAAATGACTATTGGAAACCATGCACTAACAACCAGTAATACGGTAACTATTGCTCCTGATGTATTGGCATTTACTTGTGATGCTGATAATCATCAAACAGTACACACTTATCCAAGAACAACAGATCCTTCATACAATACTGCGATTGCTATTACTAGCGTTACGGCAACTTCAATTACAGTTAATGTTGGTGCTGCATCTGGTGGTCAGACTAAGACATATCCTCGTTCAACTGGTGCAGATTATGCATATCAGAGAGATCTTAAGATATTATCATCTACAACAGATACTATTACAGTAAATGTAACTGATGGTAAACCAACTTCTATTGATTCTCCACATACATTTGTTTCAGCAATTGCTAATTGTGTAACAGTTCCTGGTGATTGTGCTAATGTTAAGGATGCAATTGATACTCTGATCACAACTGTTAATGACATCATTGCTCCTACTGGAAGTGATTATGATATTGGTGGTAATAGACTTTACTTTAATAGAGATTACATCACTCAGGAAATTGCTGGTAGGCAATCTGCCCTTGGATTACTTGGAACAGAACTTGAATACACAATCGATAGCGGAACTTTCTCTGCATTAACTTATGACATTTCAAATTATAGAACTTATATCGAAGAGTTTATAATTGCTGCAATTTCAGATCTTCAAACAGGTGGTAATAATAGTGTTATCGCTCAAATGGAAAAATTCTTGGATCCAACTAAGAAAATTACTCCTGTTGGTGATGAACTATATGCATTCTTCTTTGCTCATGAATCAATAAAACTATTATCTGAAAAAGCAATTAAGAATTTACTTTACAGTAAGAATACTAGTGTATCTGGTGATCAATATGAAGCAGCACATACAAGTATTGCTGCATATAGAGATACAGAAACTCCTACCAATATTGATGAAGTTTGGTATAGAATGAGAGATCTCATTGACTTTGGTTTAGATACTCTATTCCCAGGAGATATTGAAGCACGTAGCGTAGTTAAAAATATTGTTTATAATAAGAATTACTATAAAGCAGAAATCACATCTTTAGTTACCAATCAATTTGGTTCTAATACTTGGGTATATGACTCATTTATTGACGATGTTGTTAACAACATTCAATATGATTATATTACTTCTAATACAGTTGACACACAGACAGCGTATACTCTTGACTTTAGTGCAGTATCTGGTACTTTTGTTGTTGGAGAAACCATTACCAACAATTCTACAACTGCTATTGTTTTATATTCTTCTGGATCTAGAATGGTTATTGGAAGTGTTATTGGAACATTATATACAGCAGGAGCTAATTTAACTGCACCTGGTTCTGGTGCTACTGCTACAATTGCTACTGGTGGTATTACTGCAGCACATGAATGGTATAACAATTACAGTAATGTAAAGACTATTGAAAATGCTAAAAATGACGTATCTTCTTTAATTCAAGGTTCTGCAAATAATACAAATCTTTGGGTCAATCCTGAAGTGTTTGATCAAAATTGGGCAACATCTCTTGTAACAGTTACTAATAATGCAGCAATTAGTCCAGATTCTACACTAACATCTGAAAAACTTGTAGTTGCTGCAAGTGCTGGTGAGCATAAGATTGAAAGATCTTATAACTTAACATCATTCGACACCTTTGATACTGATACAATTAAATGGGATGCCGATACAGAAACATTTGATACTGGTGCTAATAATGCAACACAAACATTCACATCTTCATTCTTTGTGAAACAAGGAGAAAATAATCGAGTTAGATTTACAGTATTCTTAGATTCTGGAACTGAAAATGCACACTTTAGTGTAAATCTAAACACAGGTGAACTTGGTAATCTCTTTAATAGTAGTGGTGTAAATGTTTCTGCACATGGATCTATTCCTCTTGGTGATGGATGGTATAGATTATACATGACGATAGATGTTGGATATGGATTTAGTACTATAAACAATAGAATTAGTGTTCTTAGCAATACTGGTTTATTAGATTGGACTGGTGCTGGTGGAACTGGTTTATATCTTTGGGGTGCTAAACTTACTACAAAATCACTGGGAACATATGTTTCTGTTCTTGGAACTGAATTCTATACAAATGCAGAGTATAATATCAAAACATTTGCATTGGATCTTTTGAGGGAATATATGAAACAAGCACTTAGTGATACTTTGGTAAATCCATCACCAGCTGCAAGTTTCTATAAATTCTATGATGGTGCTAGTGCTGCATATTATAATACAGATACAGCGATGGCATTAATTGGATCTAGTTTGGATATAATCTCTGGACAATTGAAAGATAATGAACATTACACTACAATTTCTGGAAATAATGCATTACCTACATTAACTAAATTTTATGGTGATATTGTTGTTCCTGTTGGAATTAGTGGTGAAATAGTTCAATCTGATTATGCTTACTCTGTTACATCTGATGTTTCTGCAGAAATTCAACAACTTACTTTAAATGAAGCAAAGGTTGCTAAAGATTATAAGAGATTTAGAATTGATGGAAATATTACAGATGGTCCATTCACAATGAATGAATCTGTACAGAAGCAAGGTGATTCTGGAATTACTGGTGTTGTATATGGTTTCCATGAAGATGATAATTATAAGTATCTCGATGTTGCTGTAACCGCAGGAACATGGCAAGTTACGGACGTAATTCAAGGTTTAGCAAATACAACACTTGCACAAATTAGTGCGATTGAAAATAGAATGCATCTCATCGATGTTAAAGGTAACTTTGTTGAAAATATTGCATTCCAAGGATTTACAAGCAATAAAACTGCAGAACCTGTTTCTTATACTACTAATTCTGCAGCAGTTCTTGATAATACTGGAGGAAAACTAACTGTTGATACAGCATCTCTTCTTGGATCTCTTGAAACAACATCTGTTGTTTATCCTAATTCTTCTAAAATATACTTAGATGTTAAGAAATTTAATGGTCTTGATGTTAAAGTAGGAGGCAAAGTTGCCTCTACTGGTCATGTGAGATTGTCTGTAACTGTAGATTCTAATTTAACTACTTTCACTGTTGGTAATAGACTTTATCGTATTGTTAATGACGGTCAGGATACTGATAATTATGGTATTATATCTGAATATGATTCAGTCAATAATTACATCTATTATGTTCCTGTTGAGGGAATAATAGGATCTGGTGATACTGTTGGTGATTATTCAACTAGTAATGTAACCTTAGTTGGAAAAGCCACTGTTTCGGGAGATTTGAGTGTTGCTGGTGCAGCTTCTGCTCGTATTCAGGAAATTCGTGATGTTTCTATTAATAAGAGATTATATCTCACTAACGTTAATGGAACCTTTAGTGCAAGAGATGGTCTCCGAGGAGGAGATAATTATAGATCTGCATCTATTGGTAAAAAAGTTCTTAAAGCAAGGACTAAGAGATTCTTTAAGGGATTTGATGGAACTCAAACCACATTTAATTTAACTACTGCCAATGGTCAGCAATACCTTCCTGATCCTGAAGGTCACATGATGGTCTTTGTGAATGGTATTTTACAACCTCCTGGAGCAGGAAATGCATATACAGCATTCTCTGATAAAATTCAGTTTAGTGAAGCACCTGAACTTGGTGCATCGTTTACAGGATTCTATCTTGGTAAATTAAGACAATTGGATGATATTGGATTTGAATTTGATTCTTTACGTCAATCATTCAACCTTAAGCGTGATGATATTTTCTACTCGCTTACACTTACTGATGGTGTTCAATCGTCTACTATTCGACCAGAAAATAATATTATTATTTCTGTTAATGGTGTTCTTCAGGAACCTGGTGTTGGTTTTGAACTTGTTGGTTCTAGAATTATATTCTCTGAAGTTCCTCGTTTTGGATCAACATTTGTAGGATTCTCTTATGTGGGTTCTGAGGCAGACGTTGATGCTGATGTAGTTGTACCACCAGTTGAAGCAGGAGACTTTATTGATATTGAAGGTGAGGTAAGTGACCGTGAAGTTGCTGTTATTGAATCTTCAAACTCATTGATCACATTTGATTATCTTGGATCTGTCTTTGGGCAAAATGCAAATGCAACGGCAGTCTTAACTAGTGGATATATTGATAGGGTTAGTGTAACATCTGGTGGATCTGGATATACATCTAGACCCGTTGTAAGATTAGATTCTATCTCTGGATTTGACGGTCAGGTGAAGGCACTTGTTGGTATTGCAGGAGTTACGGTTACTAATGTTGGTTCTGGATATCAAGATCCTGGAGTCGATGTTGAAACAACAGTTCCTTCAGATTGGACTCCACCAGATCTTTCACTATATGGTGAAGAACTAGTAGATCCAGAGATCCTATAAATAACTAAAAAAAGTAGTGAGTAATGGCTAAACAATCCCTAAACATTGGTACTACAGCTAATGATAATACAGGTGATACGCTGAGAAGTGGCGGTGATAAAATTAATGATAATTTTAATGAAATATATACCGCCCTTGGAAACAATACCTCTTTAAGTATAGATCTTTCCAATCCAGCTACTGGCCAAGTATTGAAATATAATGGCACTAATTTTGTTGCTGGTAATTATAATGCGTTAACTTCTGCATTAGATGTTGCTGGAAATAGTATTATTTCTTCTTCAAATGGAAATATTACTATTGCTCCTAATGGAAATGGAGATGTTCTTATCACTGCTGGCAGTCAAACTGCTACTTTTGACGGTGCTACTGGAAGTGTTAGTGTAGGATCAACTATTTCCTATAAAAATGAGTATACTGCTCTTGGTAATGCACCTGCAGCTACTAATACTGGTTATTTCTTTACGGTTGATGGTGATGATAATCCTTATGTGAATATTAACATCACTGCTGGTGGTGCTGGTGATGTAAGAGCAAAACTTATTACTGAGTATTCTAGTGTTAATCTTTTAAATGATATTGATATTACATCCACTCCAATTGCAGATGGACAAGTTTTAAAGTGGAGTGCTAGTGGAAGTAAGTTTATTCCTGGTGATGATGCTGCTGGTGCGAGTTTACAAAATTTATTTGCCTCGGTTGCTGGTGATACTGGAACATCAACTGCCAACTCCACTACAGACACACTTACTATAGCTGGTGGAAATGATATTGTAACTTCTATTTCTGGTGATACAGTTACAGTTGCGTTTAATGGAACTTTAACTTCAACTTTTGCTGCATTAACTGATACTGATGTACCTGCTATTACTCAGGGAGATTCTTTATATTGGAATGGAACTGACTGGGTTGTAACTCGCAGTCCTATGACTTGGTGGGAATTGAGTGCTAGTGGTGCTAATCACTTCACATTTGACGGTCCTGGATTTGCTGCAGCTACGGAAGATCCAACATTGTATGTTATGCGAGGTATGACATACGCATTTGATAATGGTGCAAATGGTACTAACCACCCATTTAGAATTCAAAGTACTCAAGGATTGAGTGGTACTCCATTTACAGAGGGTCAATCTGGTAGTGGAACAAGTATCCTTTATTGGACTGTTCCTATGAATTGTCCAAACGTTCTTTATTATCAATGCACTGTTCATTCTCTTATGAACGGCACTATCAATATATTAAACTGATATAAATGACTAGAACTGTTCCAGGTACAGGTGCCTCCATCAAACCAATTTTTGATGAGAATTTTGGTGTACGTGCAATACGAGTATTAGACGGTGGATCGGGATATGACTCAGCAAATCCACCACGATTAACTATATCTGGTTGTGGCACTCCAGATCAGGAAGCATTACTGTATCCTATTATTGATTCTGATTCTGGACAAATTATTCATGTAAGAGTTCTCGAAAGAGGTCAAGGTTATGATCCTCTAAGATTACAGTTTTTCCCAGAACAAGAAACACCAAATGTTATAAATTCTTTTGATGTTAATAGAATTTGGCAAGATCATCCAAACTCTTTAATTTCAGGAACTTTTAGTGCAGATACAGATAGACTTCGTATACAATCTGATAATCACCCTAAACCCACTTATATTCAAGAAGAAGCAGCACCTGGTGGTGGACCATTAATTGATAGAAGTTTTGATCAAACATTTATCTATAGAGGAGGTAAAGATGTACCTCATCCTACTGTTAGAACAGAACAAGATAATAAAGTACTCGGTATTTTTGCTAATGGTGGTCTTTTACATACACCAGAATGGGGAAGTACAGGAAATGCACCAACTAACTTTGCCATCGATTCAGTAAAATATGATTATGTTAAAAGTAATAGTGTTTATGATACTGTAACTGAAGGAAATGTAAGATATTATCATTCAAATAAAACTCTTGATGAATTTAAACTCGGAAATGGTGTTTTTGAATGGGGAAAAATTAAACAATTTACATGGAACGTAAAGGTTGAAACTGCTAATGTTTCTCTAGATGTTACAAATGTTGATGAAACACTAGGAACCTTTGCTGTAGGTAGAACTATTGATGAAATTGGTGGTAATGCTTCTGGAGAAATTTCTAAGGTAGTAAGAGATGGTAGTAATGTTGTAACTAGAATTTATTTGAGACAACTTACTGGGTCTTCTTTCTCTAAGAATGACTTATGTTTAGGTTCTACAGGATTTTCATTTAAAATTTCAGAGGATCCATATATTTTTAATGGATATTATATCGACTTTGGTGCAGATGCAGCAAAGTTTGGTACTTTTACACCAGGAACATTTTACTTTGCTCCAGAAAATATTACAGTAAAAAGGAATTATTTGATTAAATTTAATCAATCAGATTCCACTAATAATACTCATCCAATTAGATTCAGTACAACTGCTGACGGTACACATAACGATACTCCAGGAACTCTTTATTATACAAGTACTGGAGCGTCATCGGATCCAGCAGCAGATTATGAAAATGAATATGCTCCTATATTCATAATGAATGCGGATGAAACGAATAAAATTTACTACTACTGTAAGAATCATCCAAATATGGCTGGTTCTTCTGGTGATGAAGGATATATGATTCTCAGTACAGATACTAGTGCTGAGACATTAACCAATAATTATTATGTTGAAAATTATTATGGATCTGGTGGAACTTTAGATTATAGTCGTCGTAGTGATGGACACTCTAAAATTCTTGGTATGTCCTATGATGGATATCCCATTTATGGTCCTTGGGGATATAATTCCAGTGGTACTGCTGTAAGGCAAGTATCTTCACATCGATTAAGAACTACTGCAGAACTTCCTGGTGCAAGACCTGCTGTAAATACGACTGGTACAACCACTTATACTGTAACAGTTTCTAATGGAGAATTTTTATTTGGTGGTTCTAGACCTAATTTCTTATCTTTAGGTAGAGGAAAAACTTTTATTTTCAATCAGGATGATGCTTCTAATAATGGTGAGTTTTTACTATTTTCAGAAACTGATGGTGGATGGCATCCTTCTAGTAGTATTGGAACTACTTCATATTTGTATGAATTAGGTGTCACATATACATTAGATGGTTCTACAGTAACTTATGCTGCATATATTGCTGGATTTAACGCAGCAACCCAAAGAAGAATTCAAATTGTTGTTCCAGTAACAGCACCTGATGCGTTATACATTTTTGGATATCAAACTAGTGGTTTGGGATTAAGAACTGTTCAAAGTGGTTATATTTTAGGTGATTTGGTACAAGATTATATTTACGATTCTAGTGTTGGAACTCTTGATGAATTTAATGGAAAGTTTGCAGTAACTCCAGACTATCCAAATGGTACATATGCATATTTTATGACAGAGGATAGCAGTGGAAATCCTGTTTATCCATATGTTATTGGACGTAAATTTTACGGTACACCACTATTTGAGGGAAATTCTGTTCCAGAAGTTCTATCAGATTTTCCTGATGGTGCTGCTGGAGACGTTGTACTTAATGATAGTGGAGCAATAGCTTATGTTAAGATGACTAAGAATGGTGATAATTATTATAATACTACAAAGGCAAGAATATTAGGTGGTGAAGGATCTGGTGCTACTGGAACATCTACAGTGCAGACAGTTACAGGTTTAACATTATTAAATTCTGGTAGAAGTTATAGTAGTGCTCCCACCATGGTTTTTGAAGGAGGAGGAGGTCAGGACGCTCAAGGATCTGCAAAAATCGATACTACTGGAAAGATTACTTCAATTGCTATTGCAGATCCTGGAGAATTCTATCAGGAACCTCCATATATTCTTATATCTGGTGGTGGAGGTATAGGTGCAAAAGCAGTTGCTACAATCGATCAGGGTCAGATTACAGGCATTACTGTAACTGATCAAGGTAGTGGGTATACTACTCCACCAAATGTAATATTTACAAGATTGGTAAATCTTAAACGTAAGACTAGAGCTCGTCAGGCAAATAATGCCAAAAATATTTACTTGAGTGGTCTTACTAAAGATGTAACTACATCTGCTAGTGAAATTTATGTATCAAATACTGGTGCTTTTCCTGGATCTGGTGAATTTATTTTAGACTATGAAACTATTGCATATACTAGTAAAACAGATGAAAAATTTGCTGGTATTACTAGAGGTGTAAACTTTAATTATGACCAGAGGGTTATTCTTGATGATGGTCAAAATGATGATAGTGGTATTTCTACATATAAATTCAATATTGGTGATCGAGTAATTCGTAGAGTTGAAAGTGCTAGTAATAAAGTTGCTAAAGTTTATGATTGGAATGCCAGCACTAGAGAACTACTATTAACATTTGAAATTGACGAATTAGCATTTATTGATGGTGGTATTCCATCTAGTGAAGAAGCTACAGTTCAATTTGATGCTGGTGTTGCTGGTGCATCTGGTGCTCTTGATTCTCCACATGTTGTTCTTACTGTATTAGGATCTACAATTATAACTCTTACAAATCCAATTTCAACTCTTCAGGATAAAGAATTCCAAGATATTCTAGAAAATGAGGGTGCTGGTGATGGTATACCTGATCTAGTTAATACATCAACTGAGTATGAGAATCAAATTAGTTTGGATGGTGGTATTTACAGTTCTCTTTATGGTATTGAAGAAACGCAAGGTGGAACAAATACTACATTATTACAAGTTGGTGATAGCGTCAAAGATGCTAATGTACCATTTAGATATGCAAATATTGCCATAGCAGGTGGACTTAGTGAAGGAAGAGAGCACAATGCTCTTGTTAATATAACTTTGGATGCTTTGGATGGTAATGGTCAAAACTTTAGTGTTAATGAAATTGTTACTGGAGATACATCTGGTGTTAGAGGAACAGTAGTTTCTTGGGATTTATCAAATAAAGTTCTTCAGTTAAAGGATGTCACTGCATTCAATACTGGTGATGTTAATGTTGGAGAAGCTGGATATCTATATAAATTTGCTGAGAATAGCACGATTGTTGATGTTGTAATTCAAAATGCAGGAACAAACTATTCCGCAATACCAACAGTGGCATTTGAATCTATTGGTGATATACAGGCAACAGGAACAGTTACTATGACAGTTGCTGGCGACCAAGTTGGAGGAATTACCATTACAAATGGTGGATATGGTTATGTGCAGAGTGTAGACAACTCATATAATATACACCCAACAATTACATTCACTAATGCTGGTGGAGATACCACAGGTTCTGGTGCTGTTGGATATGCAATTATGGGTGGTGAAAAGGTCTCTGGAAATAACGGAGCACAGTATAGAATTAAGAGCATTGAGTATTTATCAACCGTTCGTTCCAAATAGGCATAAATAAACAAGAGGACAATAGTACCTAGGACATGGCAGCCCTATTAACTGATCAATTTAGAATTTTTTCAGCGAGGAAATTCATCAAAGCACTTGAAGGACCAGATGCAACTCAGAGCGATTCTGCAGCTGGTGTCAATCGAGATAGACTTTATGTTTTTATTGGAAGATCCCAACCTTGGGATAATGAGAACGCACCCCCACAAGCAGTGGATTCATTTTCAGAGTTTTCTAACTCATATGATGACATGATCTCTCTTAAGAGAGTTCTTGCTGCAGATACGGTTCAGGTTGTTCGTAGAATTGATTGGGTTTCTCCCGAAGAAACTACGGGTGGTTTGGGTTTTACTTATGACATGTATCGTCATAATTATTCTCCAACTAAAACTGCTTCTTCTGGTGCTACTAAATTATATGATGCAGACTTTTTTGTTGTGAATTCACAATATCAAGTATATAAGTGCATTTATAATGGTACCTCACCCTCTGATCCTAATGGTAAACCTTCTACAGTTGAGCCTACTGGCACTAGTACCTCTATTATTACTACTGGCGATGGATATCGTTGGAAGTATATGTACACCATCCCTGTTGCTTCAGTCCTTAAATTCTTCTCTAATGACTACATGCCAGTCTTTACCAATACTGCGGTAAAGACTAATGCTGTTTCTGGAGAGATTGATACTGTTGTTATAAACGCTGCTGGTTCTGGATATAATAACGGAACATATGATAACGTTGCTATTAACGGTGATGGTACTGGAGGTCGTGTTTCTATCGTTGTTGACGGTGGTAAGGTTACTTCTGCTACTGTAACATCTGGTGGTACAGGATATACATTTGGTCAAATTAGTATTACTGCTATTACTGGTATTGGTACAGGTACTAGTGGAGAAGTTGATGTTATTATTCCACCTCCAGATGGACATGGATTTGATTCTAGTATTGAACTAGGTGGTTTCCGTGTAATGATTAATGCTAAACTCTCATATGATGAGGGTGCAGGTGACTTCCCTATTGATAATGATTATCGTCGTATTGGATTGGTAACAAATCCACTCAAGTTTGGTACATCAGAACTTCTTGCAGATTTGACAGTTTCTGCTACAAAAGCAGTTATTTTCTCTCCAACTTTCCAAGGAAACTATGTTCCTGACGAGATTATTACGCAAACACGAGTTGTTGGGGGAACCAACGTTACTGCTCGTGCAAGAGTTATTTCATGGAATGCAACAACTAAAGTTTTGAAATACTATCAGAACTCAGTTGATGGTATCTTCCCTGAAGTTACTGGTACACAGAATGAGTTTGATGGATCTAACGTTATAAGTGGAGCAACTTCAGGTGCATCTGGTCAACCAGACGTAAACTTTCCTGCTGTTCCTAATTCTTCTTCAAGAACTATTAACAACACAGAGTATGATTTGGGTATGAGATTTACTAGTGGATATGCAAAAGCAGAAATTGAACCAAATAGCGGTCAGGTTGTTTATATAGATAATAGGAGAGCAATCAGTCGTGCAAACGACCAAGTAGAAGACATTAAAATCGTAATCGAGTTCTAACTCTAATGGCACAAAATACTAATCTAAACGTAACACCGTATTACGACGACTTTGATAAAGATAAGAATTTTTATCGGGTGCTGTTCCGTCCTGGATTTCCTATTCAGGCAAGAGAACTCAGTACGATGCAGAGTGTTCTGCAAAATCAGGTAGAGTCTGTTGGAACGCACCTATTTAAAGATGGTGCAATGGTCATACCAGGTCAGGTTGGTTATGACTTGGATGTACAGGCAGTTCTTGTCCAAGAATCTTTCTTGGGTAGTGATGTTGAAACTTATAGAACTCAAATAAATGGAACCATTATTACTGCAACTT